ACAAGGTCGAGGCGCTAACAAGGCGCTTGCTCTACTTCGTGAGGGGTTGATTCGCACTATTGAAAATGAGTCTCGCGCTGTGAATATATACCGTAACGTTGCCCGTCGAATCATTCGCCGAGGCTTTGACGCGATAGAAATCAAAGCGAAGTATGTTGATGAGTGGTCGTTTGAGCAAGATATAATAATAAAATCGATACCCAACGCAATAAACCGCGTTTGGTTTGATAACACATCAACAGAACAAGACGGATCAGACATACAAAATGCCTATGTTCTTACATCAATGTCAATGTGTGATTATAAGGAGCAATGGCCAAAAGGTAGCGGCGTGAGTGTTAGCGACGCAGATACGCATCAGCAGTATGAGGAAAACTATCAGCCGGAAGTGATCACCGTTGGGAAAAAGTATTACCGAAAAAGTAATCGTGCTGAAGTGCTACAGATGAGCAATGGAGAGGTTATTGAGAACAACGAAGAGAACCAAAAAACCATTAAGTTATTGACTGAGAATTACGGAATTTTTATCAAAAACCGTAAGATGGTAGACAATTTCAAAGTTTATTGCCGTTACTTTGATGGATCTGGTTTCCTTGAGAAAGAGCAAGAGACAGTATTCACTTCAATTCCTATCGTTCCATTTTATGGAAACCATGAAATTTTAGGGCACAACTCAAAGCTAACTTATTCAGGAATCATCTTAAAACTAATGGATGCGCAGCGAATTCATAACTACGCCACATCGCGCGAAGTTGAAGAGGGCGCACTTGCTCCAAGAACTAAATTCTGGATGACAAAAAAACAAGCAGTCGGCCACACTAAAGAACTGGCAACGATGAATATTAACTCTAACCCAGTTCAGTTCTATAACCACGATGATCAAGCTCCAGCCCCTTACCAATCTGGCGCGAACCAAGTAAACCCACACCTCTCTATGATTTCGGCACAAATGGCTCAGAACATCTCGCAACAAGCTAGTGTATCCGACTCAATGAAAGGTGACTTGCCAACCAGAGCATCAGAAGATGCTATTAGGCAGCTAATCAGCAGAGGACAAGCATCAACGCGCAAATGGGTTAACTCGCTTACTATTGGCATTGCTCGCATTGGTAACATCATTAATGAGGCAATACCAGTTGTTTACGATACAAAACGAGAGCTTCAAATTACGGGTATTGATGGAATAGAAGCGCAAGAGATTGTTAATCACACACTGTTTGACACTCAGACAAAACAGCCTGTTATCAATAACGACTTAAATCAAGGTAAATATAAAATAACATGTGAAGCTGGCCCTGCATTCTCTAACCGTCAAGAGGCTGGATTAAACGCACTGCTTGAATATGCGAAAGTTGACCCTTCAATCGTGCAAATTGGTGGGGATATCATGCTAAAATCAATGAATGCGCCTCTGGTCGATAAAATATCAGAGCGCAAACGCGACCAAATGCTGGAGGCTGGCTTAATACCTCCTGAGCAAATGACACCAGAAGAGCAGCAGAAAATGCAGCAACAAGCGCAGCAACAAGCGCAGCAGGCTCAGGCTAACCAGCAAAATGATCCTAACACAATACTCGCAGAGGCTGAGCGTTTGAAAGGCCAAGCGGAATTAGTGAAACAGCAGCGCGAAGTTGGAAAGCTTCAATTGGAGTCAGGAAAGCTACAGTTAGACGTTGAAAGAATGCAAAACGAAAAAGTTAAACTTTCTCAGGATTTACAAAATAGCCATATGGATAACATGGGTAAAGCTGCCGACATTGACAAGACTGTCGCAGATACCGCGCAATCATGGGCTAAAACCGATGAGTTACAAGGTAACGCCAGAAGCAAGCAGATTGAAAATCTTGAGAAAATTACGCCGCAGGTCACTATTGTTGCCCATAATGATCAATAGAATAAAATAGAATAAAATAGAATAAAATAGAATAGAATTTATGACTCATTTGCACGAATAAACCCATGCGGTTATAATTGAATCAATCCGTACGCGACGGTATCGCGGCCTAAATTCACCTTAGGGGTGCACAATGCAAGAAGATGCAAACACACAGCAACAGAATGATGAAATCGTTATGCCAGGCCAGCTAAACGAATCGCAGGAAGTTGTCGTAGACTCTGACTCATCAACAGATAGTGGAGAAAACCACGAAGAAAAATCAAATTCGTTTCAAGACCGTATTAACAAGGTAACGGCTGATAAGTACGCAGAGCAGCGCCGAGCGAATGAGCTACAAAATGAGTTAGACAAGCTAAAGGCTAATCAAAACTCAGCTCCAGTAGCTCAGGCCAGTGTTGAAAGCGAACTTAAATCCCCTGAGATTCCAGAGGACATTTTTGACGATGAGGCAATGCGAAAGTATCACGCCGAAACGTCAGAATATAACCGAAAGGTGGCATCGTTAGAGGCAAAGGCAGCCCTTGAATATCAACAACAGAATCAGTTAAAGAAGCAACAGGAAAAGAAACAGCAAGAAGTCATCAATACTTACGCTAGTAACGCATTGCGAGATGGTGTTGATATTGAGAAGCTTCAGGTTGCTGAAAAGACGGTGATGGATTCAGGAATTAGTGGCGAGCTTGCTAACTATCTGCTATCTGAGCCAAACGGCGGCAAGATTGTTGAATTCTTGCACGACAATCCTGAAACGCTGCATGATATCGCTAGAATGGACCCAATTAGTGCGGGCATTAAAATTCAAAGTGAAATCAAGCCTGTTGTTACTTCTTCAACGTCTAACCTATCAAGTGCGCCCGCGCCACATACTGAAGTTCGTGGTGGTGGTGTTCATGAGCAGGATGAGTTTGAAAAAAATTACCCCGGTGTAGAATTTATTTAAGGTGAATTAAAATGGCAGTACAAAATAACTTTCAAAGTAATACCAACAAGAAACTATTAAAGTCTTTTATTAAAGGTTTCGAGTCTTCTACGGTACTTACAAACACAGTTTCGAAGCAGCTAGTAAACAAGATTGATTCTTCTACTGGCGGCACTCCAGGCGCTGGCGACCCTGTTGCAATGAAGCGTCCTACTCAATATGTCCCTCAACGTAGTCAAGACGGTGATATGTCTACGAAAGACAAGAACCCTATTCGAACTGGTAAAGTTGTTGGTAACGTGTCTGAAAATGGTTACATCACTGTTTTTATTGAGAACACGCAAGTTGAAGAAGCGCTAGAAGCTGACCAACTCGATCAATTGATGCTGCCTGTTGCTGAGGACATGGTAGTTGAGTGTGAATCAGAGCTTGTTAAGTTCATGACAAAGAATGCAGCCCTAGTTACTGGTAACGCTGACACTGCAATCAATAAATGGTCAGACATTGCCAATGCTGGCGCTCTATTTAAAGAATCTGGCGCTCCAGCTGGTAAAAAGTATGCTGCAATTAACTGCTTTGATGAAACGGTTTTATCTGACCTTCAGACTCAATTAGGTGTGAACCCAAACGTAAATGAAGCATGGGCAGGCGCGGTAGTTAAAGAGCATTTCGCAGGACTAGATCAAGTTCTTACAACTAACAACCTTGATGAGTACACGAGTGGCACAGAATCAGCAGGGTTGACGCTTAGCGCGACACCTTCTGCAAGCTATACGACTTACAAAGACTCTTACCAGATGACGCTTTCTATCACTGGCGCAACCGTTTCAACTGGTACGCTTAAAGCAGGCCAGCAATTGCAGTTTGCTAGTTCATTGCTGCTAAACCTTCGCAACCGTAAAATCGTTCGCAAGTCTGGCAATGGCGTTCCAATCACCCTAACCGTTCTTCAAGATGCAACGGCAGATGGCAGCGGAAATATGTCTGTTCTTGTTTCTGGAGCTGCAATCAACGAAACTGACGTTGATGGAGCATACAACACAGTAAGTGTAGCGCTTCAATCAGGTGATGCAGTAACGGTATTGGGAACGCCAGAGACCACATATCGTCCAGCCCTATCTTATTGTGAAGGATTTGTTGGTATGGGTTCAGTTGTGCTCCCTAAGTTGCACGCTCTTGATTCGATGATTGTGAATCATAAAGGCATGTCAATTCGTATGCACAAATTTTCTGATGGTACGAGAAACATCAATAAATATCGTTTTGATCTTCTCCCAACATTCGCATGTTTCAACCCATTCTGGGGAATGCAGATGTTCGGTAGCTAATCCGACTAGCGTTATCATTGAGGGGCGACAATTCGCCCCTTTATTTTTATGGGGGAAATTATGCAACATCTATCAATGTTCAAATACTGCGAGAGTGAATTGGGCTATATTCAATGTGTGATCAAACAAGATTTTAAATCTGAAATGGAAAAGCTAGGTTTCGTTGACCACATCGACAAAGTGAAGAAGCCGACTACAAGAAGTAGGAAGAAAAAAGATGATTCGGAAAGTTGATATAGTTAACGGGGCGTTCGCGTATCTAGTCATATGGGGAATAACATCAAGTCCTACACCCGAAGACATAACTCTAGGGTTAAACGTTCTCGATGACATGGCATTGCAGCTAGAGAGCGAAGGTTTGCTTACTGGATATAAACCGCCGACAGAGTACGGGAACAGTTGTGCCAATGATGATTCTGGGCTTGATGATTGGATGGGCGGCGCGTTCAAGAAGATTTTAGCGGCTGAGATGACAAATCATTTTGGCCTGCCTTTAACCCAAGCAATGGGCATTTCATATCAACAAGGTATGGACGCATTAACCCACGCGCTTGTTCAAGTTCCTAACGCACAAAACCCAGGCACCCTACCGAAAGGCAGCGGAAACGAGTGGGGATACTGTGACAACAAATTCTACAGCGAGCCAGCCGATACGCTGGACACTGAAACCGACGGATCAATCGACGATTTAACACTTGATAACTCAAATAATACGTTCATAAACTCAGATTGTTGAGGTAGATATGACAACTATAAACAGACTAACGAATAAAGAAGTACCCGTTGATAATGACTTGATAGCAATCTGGGACAGTCAGGCAGGCCGAACAAGAAACACCTCCTTTGCAGGAGCTGTGAGTTTGCTGTTTGGTGATGTGAATCCAGTCGTTAATGTCTCCTATTCTGCACCTAATTTAGTAATAACCTACTACAACGGAACCACCAAGAATATCGATATATCATAACTAAATGGAGGTTACACAATGAGGTTTATAGTTAAAGGTCAGGACGGTACAACCAGAGCAAAAAATGCCTACGCAAATAACTTACTGCACAATGTAGCAATTCTAGCCGCTGGTGCAACTGGCGGCACTCTTACCATTCGTGGGAAAAAGCCAGGATCTCAGTTTTTTGAAGAAATCCCAGACGGGACAATTGACCTTTCATCGGCCGAATCAGTTCAATTCACTGGGGCTGTTCAAGAATATGAGTTCATTCTAGAATCTTTTGCTGGAACGGGTGATATTAGAATAACTGACACATCACAGAGGTCGTAGCAATGGCGAAAGGATATATTAGCGGGATAGGTGATTCTACACTAAATCCGAATGATTCAGCATACGAAAAGCAGGTTATTGTTAGGAAGGCATCAGACTTTGATCAGCCGTTAAAGGATGGATTTAACTACTTTCTAGATGGCGTTATTGATCTCACAGGTTCAGGAGTTAGTTTGAAGTTAGTAAATGATGGAGTTTCCAGCATCTCAGGCTACAACTTAAGAACGTCTGGATTAATCTGCGACGACGACAATTACACTCTTTTTGAAAATGACGGATCGAGCGCTGGACGATTATTTATAAATAATTTCTATATTCAGACTGGTGGAACAAATTCACAAGTTTATGATATCGAAGCAAAAAATGCCTACGCAAATAACTTACGGCACGATGTAGCAATTCTAGCCGCTGGTGCAACTGGCGGCAC